CCAAGTTGAGTTAAGGGCTGTCCAGCTTGTGACTGCATATATTGCTGTCCCATGCTTGTTATAGGCTGTCCCAAGTCTCGTTTTAAGTAGTCTTGACCCAAACCAAACAGGCTCTGTGCCGCACCAGTTAAAGGCTGATAAGCGGCTCTTGCACCTTCAGCGTCAGTCAATCCCTGACCAGCTAAAGTTCTCAAACGATCTTGATAACCAGAAATCTCTGCGCTAGGCGTATAACCCGCACTAGTAAGATTGCCTTTTTCATCAAAACCAAATTTAGAAGCACCAAATCTAGTAGTTACGCCAACAGGTCTGAATTTAGCGGCATCAGCGGCAATCTTAGCCGCTTCAATCTGAGCATTTGATTGAATCTGTGCCGCCTCTGTTGCCGCATCAGCAGTCTTTTTAGCACCATAGCCACTAAGTAAGGTCTGTACACCCGCAACACCAAGTTTGCCAAGTGTGTCTGTACTAAGGCCAGTGATTGAAGCGGCTTTTGTAAGTGCATCACCAATCAAACCTTTAGACCCAATCTCTGAAGAAAGAGCAGCATAGTTACCGCTGACGCTTTCACCTACTCCAGCACCCACTGTACTTGGAACACTTGGTTGAACACTTGGTGATAATAAGCCCGTTGATGGAATCTCTGAAGGAAGGGGCGTATAAGTTCCGCTGACGCTTTCACCTACTCCAGCACCTACTGCACTTGTAGCACTTGGTTGAATGGCTGATGACAATAAACCTGTGGAAGGAATCTCTGAAGGAAGAGGAGCAAAATTTCCACTAACGCTCTCTCCAACTCCAGCAGCAGGAGTACCACTAAATAAACCACCCTCACCTGTGGCAGCGCCCACAACTCCAGCAGTCAATCCAGAGATAGCACCTGTTGTTAACGCTTCTTTGAGAGAATCCCCCGAAGCTAGACTTGCCCCCGTACCAAGAGCCGCAGCACCCACAATAGAAGCCGCCGCACCAGTAGCACCAAGTGCCGCACCAATAGCAGGAATCAGTGGAGGAAAAGCAATTGCCGCAATAGCCGCAACTGGTTTAGCAACCTTCTTTAGAAAACTCTTAAACTTTTTCCATCCCATATCATGCCTCTATTTCACCAGATTCAATCATTTGCTTTACCATCTCGCCTAAAGCAACCATTACCCCAATGATTTCGTAATCTATCTCTTCATCCATATCATCTTCTTCAGCCAAGCCACTCTGTATAACTGCTTGCAAAAACTGAGGATACAAAGATTTGTCTTCCAAAACTTTCTTAGCTAGGTCGCCAATCTGAATTAGTGCCTGAGCAGACACGCCTTCTTCTTGCATGGCTTGTCTAACCATCTGTTTTGTTTCAGCGTATTGTTCTGGTGTTGACATCTTTGTTCTCCTTAAATAGTTCCGTTAGCAACCACGTTGCCAAGCACAGTTAAATTACCGCTAGAGTCAATCTTTGCAACAGCAGTAGATGTGTTGTAAATGTATAAGACGTTAGCAGTCTCTACAAAAGAAAAGTTTGTAAAAGTACCGTCAGCTTTGGTTGAAATCGCAGTCTGAATGTTTGTAAATTCAACATCGATCTCAGCACCCTTGACGACCTTACCTGCATTACCAGGAGACAAAGCATCTTTTGCGGCAAAATTCGTAGTTTTTGTGTAATTACTCACGATAGCTCCTTAAACTTTTTTACCATCTTTGGTTTGTATTTCAATCTTTTGAATACTAATTGGGGAATTGTTAACCTGCACTTCGTAACCAGTTTGGACAACATTACCAAACCCTGATCCTTGGGCAACCAACGTACTTAACTGGATACCAGAAGAGTAGAAAGCCACAGGACTACCGTTAGACCCATACTCTGCCGTACCATACTCAGCAACACTGGTTACTGGGATGTTTAATGTTGCAGAAGAATATTGACCAGAGAAATCGTAGCCCCACTTAATAACAAAGCCTTGGTTAGAACCACCAATAACAACTACTGAAATCTTCTTGACAATAGATGTGACCTCTGTCTGGTTAAGATTAGAGTAGTTTGTAAAGTACTGAACACGATAGGTAGAAGCATGGTCAAGATAAGTGCCATACTTACCGATATAACCATTCTTGCCAATTAACAAGTCTCCATTGCGCCTAGAGTGCAAACTGGTAGGCTCAATAGAGTCCCAAGTTGTGACCCTAGCCGAACCATCTTGAAGTTGTGCTTTGGTGTCAAAAATATACACTGACTTGGTAACAGGTAAAGTTAACAAGTAGAAGCCATTAGACTCTGAATAGGCACTTTTTATGTTTGCCAATACTTCAGAACTAACACTGGTCATCAGGTCATTACGAACATTCTTAGACAAGTCTCGCAGTGGTGCAGACTTTTCTTGAATAGTACGCAACAGACTACGAACACCGCTGTTTGACAAAAAGACAATATCTGTACCAGTTGTAGCAATAGAGTCTCTTGATAAACAACCAATATTACTAATGCTGTCACTCAATGACATGGTAGATGGTGTTGTTGCGTTTTGATAAATAAGAATTTGACGTTTACCAAAAATAAACAAATAGCCATTGTGAGAAGACAACCCAACGATCTGGTCTGCACCATTAGGCCAAACCCTAGAAACATCCAAAGTGCCTGATGTACCACCTGACCAGATGTGTCCTGTCAGCAAATCAGAGAATGTAATTGTTACGTTGTTTGTAGTTGTATCAGCAACCCACAACCTACCAAATGCCGATATACCTACGTTTGCCAAAGGTACAGTTCCTGCATAACCACTCTTCTCGGACACTCTGCGATAGGTAGTTGTACTTACAGTAGGGTCATAAATCAGTGGGTCAAAGCCAGATTGAAAAAAGTATGTGATGCCATTCAATGAGGCGCATTGCCAGTTACTAGCAGTAATAGTTGGAGCAGTTCCACCACCACCATAGGTCAACTCTACAACTGCATCAGCACTGCTTAGCTTAAACAGCTTGTTGTTGCCAGCGAACAGAATAGTTAAAGTTCCATTAGTCTCAATCAACTCATGGATGACTGTGACGTTGTTAGCACCAAGATTGCCTGATGCAGAATTAACCCTTGAGAAACCTTTGCGTGAGCCAATACGACCGAACGAGTCAATCACGCAGTTAGTAGCAATAGACGCAAAACCCGATGACAAATCAAGCGGAGAGTCTTGCGTATTCAGCCCATAAAAGCCAGGAGCTGAGATGCTATAGGTCGTAATTGGTTTGCTCATACCGACACAAACTCCTGATTCTCAGGGTAACGAGTGCCTTCCAAAGCAATATAGTCAGACAACATTGCTCTGTACAACATGAATGCTTCAGATGAATTCAAACCACCATCCTCGCCACGCTCAACCAAAGCACGAGAATAAGCATTCTGGACAACCAAAACATCAGGAACAAGAACAATAGTCTGATCTAATGTCAAAGTGGCTTGTGGTACTGTCAAGCTAAATGGAATGGAATACACGCCATCTGGACGAGGATAAAGCGTTACTTTGGTGTCGTAACTGGCATTTACACCATCAAAAGCAAATTCATAGGGAATACCACTTACAACAGTAGAGAAGTTTTGTTTGCGGTTCATGTCCACAAAAGAGATATTCTTCATGCCAATGTTGCTAGTCGCATTGATTACATCAAGAACTTGGAACTTTTGACCCGCACCAGTTAAGGCGTAAGAGTATGTACCACTGGTAGTAGCAACTGTGATTGTCTGACCTAAGACATTCCAACTAAAGGCATCTTCAATCTGACGCTTGGCATCATTGACAAATTTGCCAATCAATGTGGAATAATCTGTTGCAGTAACAGTCGCAACACTAGGTTCACGCAAGCGAACTAAAACATCGTTTACAAGTTCTAGATAGGTCATGATCTTGTCAACCCTTCTTCTTCAAATGTGGCTATAAAACTGAATGAACTTGCCGATTGCGTAGTAATTTTTATCTTATCGCCCTCTTCTAAGACAATATAGGCGTTGCCATCAAATTGCAAATAGGTCTTTGATGAAAAATCGTAAGCAGTCAAAATATCAAGGGTTGTATTGGCACTTGCGTCAAACCATTGAACAGTGATGTGTTTTGTAGAGCCGCCTGTATTGTGTATGTACATTACAGTAAATTTGGCGTAGTAACCCGTTGGACAGGTATAGACTGTCGTATCTGTTGCCGCTGCGGGATTGACTCCAACTGATAGTGCTCTCATTTTGCTTTCGCTTTGTTCCTTGCGGATATAGCTTTAGCTTTTGCCTTTGCATCAGACTTGGAATTAGCACCCCATGCCTGTAGCGAAAGAAGCAGTCTCGTTGGTTCACCATTCTTGTACTCAGGGCCATCATTGTTACCCATCCGAGCCAAGAAACTTGCTCTGCGAGGGTTGTCCCCCGACTTTACTGGAGGCTTTAAATTGCCGCCAGTTTCTGCATTATAAGATGCTCTACCCTTGGCA